TGCCACAAGTCCTTATGACTTCATCATCACAGAGGGCCTTAGAAGCCCTGGGAGGCAACAAAGGCTAGTGGATGAGGGTAAGAGCACTACCCTTAAGTCTAGGCACCTCACAGGGCACGCTATCGACCTTGCTGTGCTTGTTAATGGTAGGGTTATCTGGGATATTAAGGAATACCAAGAACTATCCCTACACATCCTTGCTGTAGCTAATAAACTAGAAGTACCCATTGTCTGGGGTGGCTCTTGGAAAACCTTTGTAGATGCTGTTCACTATGAACTAGACAGGAGGGTATATGGCTAAGGTATCACTACGTAAGGAGCACAAGAATCCTGAAGGTGGTCTCAATGCTAAGGGTAGGGCCTATTACAACGCTAAGACTGGAAGTAATCTAAAGGCACCACAACCAGAAGGAGGGGCACGTAAGAAGAGTTTCTGTGCCCGCATGGGTGGTGTTAAAGGCCCTATGAAGGATGAGAAGGGTAGACCTACTCGTAAGGCTTTGGCACTAAAGAAGTGGAAGTGCTGATGAACCCCCTACTACTTCCAGTCCTAGACATTGGGTACAAGATCTTTGATAAGGTGTTCCCTGACCCAGAGAAGGCTAATGAAGCCAAGCTAAGGCTCCTAGAAGCCTCTCAGAGGGGCGAACTGGAGGAGATGGCTACCAAGGCCTCCCTCATCAAGGCTGAAGCCTCTAGCGAGCATTGGATCGTTGCTGCATGGAGGCCCATCTTGATGCTCACCTTTGGCTCTCTGATTGTGGCTAGGTGGCTTGGTTATTCTGCACCAGGAATCTCAGAGGCTGAAATCTTAAAGTTATGGTCCATTGTGGAGTTTGGACTAGGAGGTTATATCGTAGGGCGCAGCGTAGAAAAAGTTGTACCTCAAATTACAGATGCTTTGAAAGGAAAATGATATGCCGGTCAACAAGTCCATGATGAAGAGTATGAAAGAACAATATGGTAAGAAGAAAGGTGAGTCAGTGTATTACGCTGTAGAGGCTAAACAGAAGGCCCTTCCTAAACGTGGTCAACGCACTGCTAAGAATAAGGCTAAGAAATGAGTAAAGCACTAAAGAATAAAGTTAAGCTTAACGATGTAGTGTCTGTTAAGGACTTTGGGGCTGTTGGTGATGGTGTAACAGATAACACATCTGCATTCCTTGCTCTTTCTTCTCACATCAATGGTAAATTTACCTTGGATGATGGTCGCCCTGTATCTGTATATTTTCCAGCAGGAGAATACAACTACACTGCTGGGTTGGAATTCAATGCACCTGTAGCGCTTTATTCCAATGGTGACGCAACACTTAATTACAGTGGTACAGGTAAGTTTATTCGCTTAGGACCAACAAACCTATTGAATTCCCCTACAGCCTATTACTATGAAGAATGCTCAGTAAAGAACTTACGTTTTACAGGTGGGGCATCTGCAACACATGGTATTTATATTAGTGATTCAATCTTAGAACCGCGTATTAGTGGTTGTACCTTTATTGATATTGGTAATGCGTCCTTCTGGTGTATCTTTGGACAGGCTAACAACTGGAATACCCTAATTGAAGATTGCAAACTACTAACACTAAATACTCCACGACCAGCTAACTTTATTTGGTTTAAGGGTACATCAGAGAATGGTATTCCAGATGGTAGTAATTCTCGTGTAACGGTACGTGATTGTTTCATGACCAGTTACAACGCAACTCTCATGGGTACTTACGTTAGGCTTAATGCTGCAAAGTCCCGTGTTGTTGGTGGTGGGTGTCAGTGGAGTAATAAGGGTATTGTTCTTGATTACCTTGCTAATGCAGTTACCATTGATACCGTATATGGTGAACTATATGCTTCTGGTAATGCCTTCATTACAGCTATAAGTGAAACATCAGGTGGAAACATCTACTACGCTCAAGACGTTACAGTGCGTAACTGTTACGTTAACATGCACCAGGAAATACCAACAAACGGTTTTCTATTAAAAGTAGACGATGCTACCTGTAAGATTCGTGGTTGGATGTTTGAAGACATTGTGCTAACTAATGTTGGTAATGGTCAGAACATTGTTAGTTTGAACAACCTCAGTGGTCAGGATAAGAATCAATATCGAAACGTAAGGACATTATTTGTACCTCGTAGTGGTGCAACTACTGACCTACCTGCATTCCCACCTGTACTAAGTAATGCAGAACCTTGGTCATCTCTGGATACAGTTATTGGTACGTGGACCCCATTCGTAGGTGGAACAGCAACCTACACATCGCGTAGTGGTACTTATGTCCGTGTTGGTAATCAAGTAACAGCAACCTTTGATATTTTAATTAATCAAATTGGAACTGGTTATACTTATCTAGTTGGTGGCTTACCTTTCCTAGCTAAGGTTACATGCTCTGGTAATGTAGGCTTCTACAACACTTTGACAACAGCAGTGACAACACTAATGCTACGAATAGATGCAAGTACAAACGATATTATCGTGACAGGTCTTACAGCAGCAAACGTAAGTAGTCCGGGAACACTGTCTGTTTTAGGTAATTCTTCCAGATTGGTTGGAACTATTACTTACATCATTGCATAAACATTAACCCAACAAAAAACCCCCTAAGAACATCTAGGGGGTTTTTCTTTTATACGCGAGTAATACTTACATTACTCAACCACAAGGGTGCATGTGTTGATCGTGGAACCCAACCAACCTTACGTAGATACTTCCGTAACTCCTGCCGTGCCTTGTCATAAGTTGGAAAGTAGATTTGAAGGTACTTAGGGAAAGAACCATTCTTACGTGTTAGCTTGTACATGCTTTTCCTCTCGGTTGATAAGGTATTCAATATAGTGCTTGGCTTTAAGGAGGTCTTGCAATCCATTCTTATTCTGGTAACGCATTACATACTTGATAACATTTCCTTCAAAGAATCCTAGTCCATTACGTTCAATTATTTCCCACGGTTGTAGGGCACATCGGGTGTAGTGGTCTCCACCTACTTGCTTATTCGTTGGGTTTTCCATACTTGGCCTTTAGTAATGCTGGTGTTCGCTTAGCAACATTTTCCTCTTCAATGTACTTGGTAAGCAGAGAGAGAAAACCCTCTTGAATAAGAAATTTAACTTCCTGTTCATCTAGATGTAGGTCAACGTCTGCGGTGCCATCATCATTCTCAACTACGTTATCAACGATCATTTCCACTACCTCCAATTGTGTTACGTTCTTTACGACCTTGTAACTTCAAGATGTTAGCCTCTGCTACATCCTCTAGTGACACCCCATGATAGGTGCATAGGGCTGCCAGGAACCATAAGCAGTCTCCTGCCTCCTTTATGAAGCAACTATGCCCCACTGCTGTCTTATCCCGTGTAGCCTTAGCAAAGAGGCTGCATAGTTCACCTACCTCCCCTGCTAGACCAGTGTATAGGTAGGCACTATTCTTAGCAGTGTCTAGAGCAAATGACCAAGACTTCTCTTGGTAGTTATTTAAGATTGAAGATTCAGTCATCGTACAGGGCACATTCCACCAGCACAATCATCACCAGAATCCATCTCTACAGATGAGACACTGGTAATCAGGATTGTACGGGCAACCATATCATCAAACACTTCCTTAGTGATTTCCTCTAGTGGTGCTTGCTGGAAGCCATGTTCGCTGTGCAGCAAAAATGACAGACTCTTATGACTATTCTTATAGAACTTCTTCAGGTACTTCTTAATGTCAGGTAGTTCCTCCTTACGGTAGTAGACAGTGCAAGAGACACTGTTATCACTCCATACCTCTTGCAGCCACTTAACAGCCTCTAGTTGGTCAATGGCTGTCATGTCCTTTGCCAGTTTCGTACCTTCAGGGTAGCTGAACGGGAAAGATACAACCACCGTTGAACGATCCTCGCTGCCATCAAAGTTCCTCTGATATTCAACATCATAGCCATGAGAGCGACACGTTTCAACAAGAGCATGATTACTTGCCATTCGTACACGACGAATCATGTACTGAGCATATCCAGGGTGAACACCGGGTGTGACACCGGGCAAGAGTGAGAGGGTGCCAGAGGGCTTAACAGTAGTAAGTTTGATAGAAGTAGGCCAACTATGATTCCGACTGTAATCCACATCAAAACTACGCAGTTCTTCATAAGTATCCTTTAGCCAAGACTTCTGTTCCTCTGTTGCCTGTAGTACACCTGTAACACCAATACCCATACGCATATGCTTGTGAACAACGTCTTGTGTCTCAGGGTGATGACATGGGAGCATCAGGCTATGTTTGTTAATGCGGTAGAGAAGAGTACATACATCTAGGAACTCTTCTCGACTACAGATGTTGGGGAGGAAGACTTCTGCGAGGCAGCATGTTTCGTAATCTGCCAAGGATTGCTCAGCGCATGGATTGTATC